ATTTGTTGTGGCAACGGACATAACAGCCTGTGGATGGTTGTATAGATTGTTGTAAGTCATGTTTGTTACAGCACTATATGTCTCATTTGGAAGAAACAATGATCCAAGGACTCCGCGCACACTGTTCGTGCTCTGGCGCGTCTCAGCGCGCATGCCAGCACTAATGGTGCGGGCCGAGTCCATTTGAAGGCTAATGACGCTAATGTTCGTCATTGAATTCGCAAATTGCAAGGTACTAATGAGCGAAGATGTTGGCAAAGCCGCGGCGCAAGTGAGAACTCCGCCGTTTGGTGTGTTCATACCAAAAACATAAGCAAAACAAGTGGCACTTGGCACAGCTGCCACCACATTACCGGTCGCTCTGTAGTAACCAGATTGTTTTGAAGTCCTAGAAAAAGTGCCAAAGCCCAATCTAGGGGCCGGAGAGTTGAACGGGTCTTTCAAGGACCTAACGTAATCTGAAATTCCGGGAGCTCGAGTGAACTTAGTTTTGAAGACTGAGCTTAACTCCTGCTTTGTCGCCCCTTTGCTGCGCTGTTTGTTCTTGCGCTGGGGCTGTGCAACTTGCACAATTTTGGTTTCGACACGCTTTTCAACGTGCCCAGCCTTTTTAGGGGGCTGGTAGCCAGGTTTGGTTGTCTTCATTGAAGACATACTTTGAGGCAGAGGAATGAGAAAACCAGAAATGGCTTCTGAAGGTTGGCTATCTGTATTAACAAATATATAAATACCAAAGAAAAACAAGATCAACAAAAGGGAGATCAAGATTTTCTTCACGGTAACACGTGGAGACCGAGGTTTTGCGGGAAACTCATCTTCATTCGAAGACTCAAATCCTGTCTTGTGCGCCTCATACCAAGACTTGCTGCGACAAATAGCAGGAGCAATTTCACTCAATTTAGAGTGTAGGATGGGAAATACGGGATGGAAGGCGTAATTCTGACACGCGGCTTCCAGTGCGGAAGTTCGAGCCTCAGTATCCTTGGTCGAGTAGGCCAAGTTGTACAAATTCTTATTGAGATTAAGGGGAGAATGCACAATGACACCAGATGGGGTCATAAGAGCTTCACTAGAGCAAAAATTTTGATCGAGTAAATCTGTTTTGTCAGGATCAGACTCAAGAGTGAGAATGATACCATAACCGGCGCAAAAGTCAATGAACTCACGCCATTCACTGTGCTCATCAAAACCCTGCACAGAGTCATCTCCCATTAAAATTCCAAATCTTGGATGAGAGGCTCGGTTCTTCTTAATATCAAAGAGAACCCGAAGGAAAGCAACACCATTGCTATTCCATTTAATGGTTATAAATCGGCCGGAAACCATAAGGCCGGCAACCTCCTTACGGAAGGCTGTGCCATCGGAAAACTGGTACTCAGCAAAGGCTAATTGTTGCTCACGGTTGATGGAATGAGTATTCCACAACACCTGTTGAGCAGCCTCAGTGGGATTACGAGGCGGGAGCATCAATCGACGATCGAGCTCACGGTTGACTTCTAAGAGCCAACCGGGGAACGTCACATCCGACTGAGAAACGTCGAACGAGAAGTAATAAGTCCAATAGCTTGCAATGGTGCTGAGCATGCTGCCAAAGCCACCTTTGAAAAAGGATTGGCCCGGTTTTGAAGGGATTCGCGCCTTGTTTTCCAGCGCGGCTTCATTGGCCTCGCCATAAATGACGCGGTCCATAATTTGATTGATCACGTCCAAAAGGCTGATCAAACGCCATCTTTTATTGACGGCTTTGGTGATTTTATGCGGTTCTTTTTTAATGAAGAAGCGAATGGGTCGTTTTGTGCCGGGTTCTTTAATTTCGGCTCGAACGAATTGGCATAATTGTGAAATGCCAATGGCATCGATAACCTCACCATTGTTAGTGAAGCCTTGGCTCTGCCAAAATGCACCAGGAGATTTGTCACGATGAAGTGAGAGAATGCAACGGGTGATATGTGTGTCTTCCATGTAATCAGAGGGAAGTCGCCAGACGGAAGGTTTATAAATAATTTCCATGCGGTGAAGGGCTCTTTCGAGATCCTGTGGGGATGGTGGAGGTTTCAGATTGAAATTGGGCGATTGAAAATTGAATGAATCAATTTCATCCTGAGCAGAAACGGGGGGGGCGAGATAATCGGAAAAAGTAAGTTTGAGGGTTGTGTCGGCTTTTGAGAAGTCGAAAGACTCATCATAGGTAAGCTCATAATCTTTTACAAATAGAGGGTACAATGGGTCTATTGGGGTGAACCAGCTACGGGCTTGGAGGCCGCCGCCGCTGCTGCTCTCTGGGCATCCACCCTCTTTAGGATGCCCTTGACGAAATTTGACTCGAGATCAACAGGCTTTTTCTTTTTCTTAGTGCTCTTCTTCAACGGTTTTGAAGACTCCTCTTTCTTCTCCGCAGGCTTCAGCATTTGGGGCTTAGGCAAAGCAGGGGATTCCTCCGGTTTTAAAGACGGGGGAGGAGGAGATGGGGATGAGGATTCTTGCGTCAATGGTGCTGCTTTAATTTCCTCATGCAGTTTTTCCGTGATTTTATCACTTCTTGGCAAGATTACCAGAACATTTTTCTTTTTGTTCAAGGTTTTTACACTAGAGCTCTCCTTCTTTGATTTCTTTCCAGGAGCTGGGGTACTGCTATCACCCTGCGTGTAAAATTGTAGGAGGCCTCGTCTTGGGACAACTTCGTTGTCTACCATGGCGGCCTCTTCATCCTTATAGCGTTGATTTTCATCATCAGTATCAGAATCGGTAGCAGATTCATAATCTTCCGGTTCCATCCACTGCTCAAAGTCCTCAGTGTCTAAGACAATAGAGGACCCATTTGATAGATAGAGGATATAAAGATCATTGCGAGCGTCGTGAACCCAATCTTCACGATCATGGTTTCGGACCTCTTCTTCCAGCCACTCTTCAAAGCGTCTGAAATAATCCTCGCTGTCTTCCTTCTTTCCACGCGCAAACTCTTTCTTTTGATTGAGAGTGAGAATGGAGGAGGTTGGCTTCGCAAGGGCGGCCTCAGGGTTCGTCCGCAAAGCGGACATATGGTTGAGCCAAGCGGCAACGCCAGCAAAAAAATAGCCAGTGTTAGGCTTTTCTTTCGTCTCGGCTGCATTGGTGTGTATACCATAAACACGGTTGCGAGCCACCAAAGGCGACCCGGACCAACCCTCAAGGGTCGAGCATCTATGCTCAAGCTTTGGAAGGTCAGTAGGCGGCATCATCATGCCAACCGACGTCTTCAAATTGAGAGGATCGTCGATTGTAGTGCCGAAAGCGCTCAAGACAAAATTGCTCCAATTTGGTTGGGGCTCCGGGCCTTTGAGCGGATTGATACCAACAGCCGTCCAAAAACTGTCAGGCATATACATGACCGAGATGTCAGGGAACGGAGTGGTGTACCATCCTGTCGAAGTGATGATATCAGCCAACTTAAAAGTCAGAGGATAAGGTTTCGATGATTTCGATTGGACTTGGTACGCGTCGCCCTCGTTGATTGTAGCGAGGACGTGAGTGGCTGTAACCAGATAATTTAAGTATCTAAAACACATACCCCAGTGATGATATACATCTCCAAAACGCTTTTGGATGGCTCCCACAAACTTGTTGTTCGCATCTAATGCGATAAAAACAGAATTGGGTTGTGCAGATTCTACACGGCCCGGTTCAGGGCGACTGGGGGGGGGCTGATTAGGAAACACCTCATGGTTGGCACCAGCGATGTTGACAATGGTCTTCGAGACCACTGGCTCTCTATTAACAGCTAGAGATTCTAATTTTCCAGTTCCACGGAAAAAATCCTTAATGGAAACTGGATGGGTGATAAAGGCATAAGATCTCACTAAAAAGACATAAATAATTCTAAATAGGAGCATTGTCAAAAATGAGACACCCAAAATGACAGCGAGGGCCAACAATAGTAGTTTGGTCCCGTTGACGAACTTGTCCCAATAATATGGAACAACAGGTGATGACAAACCATATTTCAGGAAGTCATCCATCTCTGACTGGAAATCTGTGATGAAATTCCGCTTGCTCTCGGGACCGTAGTCAACGAACTTGAAGCCGAGAACCTCCTCACAGTCCGCCACAGCCAGTTGGGCAATGGCGAACGTTGTGATGATTCCTTTCAGGATGCCTCTGGAAAAATTGCTGAAGAGCTTGTGGATATTTTGCTTCAACAGCTTGCGGGAGGTGTCCGCAATTGGTATGCCAAATTCGCGCAACTTTTTGATTGTTGTTGTGCGACCATGCTCAGATAAGTAACTGAACAGGCATCGCTCGGCAGCTTCGGCAAGTCGCTCTTTTGGGTATGCGTGCTTGCCCACGGCCAAGTGGGGAGGGGGGGGGGG